GGTACGAGGATGGGAACGGGAAGAAGATTTACTCTAAGCCACCCGACTCCAATAATTTATATAACCTTGACCTAATGGAAAAGGCAACGCCCGAAACGACGCTTTACATAGTCGAGGGCGAGAAGTGCGCCGACGCCATGACAAAGGCAGGATGCCTTGCCACCACAAGCAACACGGGTGCTCAGAAACACATCAAATTGTCAGATATAGACAGAACCATGCTGAAGAAGTTTTATCGGAAAATAATAATTCCTGACAACGACGACAAAGGCAAGGACTACGCCAGTGCGTGGACAGGCTGCGAGACATTGCTATTAACAAACGTGTGGTCTGAATGTCCTCCCAAGGGGGACATTGCGGACTACCTGGAAAAAGGGCTGCCGATAGAAAAAATCATAGACTTTAGGTTTCCCGATACGGTTGTGCTCGACAAGGAATACTTCGAGAAGCTGGATAAGTTCCAGATGATTGACGTCAAACTCTTTGACGCGATTAATGACATAGACGATCCTGTCAAAAGACAGGCAGTCCAGGCGTTAGCAACTTTCAGAGCAACTTCGCTTGGAATGGTGCGTGAGTACAACAAGTGCTACAAGGCTTACAACGTGGCACAGGCACAGAAGAACATCAAGAGCGACAATGTGACGAAATTCCCGGATCAGCCGTTTGCTATTAACTGTGGCGAGTGGACTGCCGATGCCCATGGCGTACGCAAAATTCAGAGCACTAATGGCGGCGACTTCAAATTCGTGTTCGCCTCGCCGATACCGATTATGCCCACAGAGATACTCGTGAACGCAGAGGATGGAACAGAGAAACTGCGAATTGGGTACTTTAAGGATGGAGCGTGGAAGTCGGTCGTGATTGCTCGTTCCCTTGTGGCGAGTTCCAATAAAATCGTGGAGCTTGCCGACCTGGGCGTCGAGGTTAACAGCGACAACTCCAAGCTCTTGGTTAAGTACATAGCAGACTGTGTCGCGACGAACCCAAGCATCCTGCCAAGGACGAAATCCACATCCCACATGGGGTGGACAGGAGGCGTTTTCGTTCCGTACTCGCCCGACATAAAAATCGACTGCGAGGAACAGTATAAATCTTTGATTGGAAGCGTCAAAGAAAAAGGAACGCTCGAAGATTGGATATCGATAGTCGAACCATTGCTGAATAACATATATTTAAGACTGACTGTGGCCGCATCTCTCGCCAGCCCCTTGATAGAAAAAATCGGAGCCCTGCCGTTCGTCCTGCATTTATGGGGCGGCACAGGGGCGGGAAAGACGGTAGGTGCGATGGTGGCTGCCAGCATATGGGGAAACCCAAGGTTTGGCCACTTAGTCCGCACTATGAACATGACGATTAATTCCATGATGTCGACCGCAGCGGTTTTGAGGAATATTCCGTTCTTCGGTGACGAGCTGCAGACCATAAAGTCCAGGTTTGAAAACTACGACCAACTGATTATGCGCGTGACCGAGGGCATCGACAGGGGCAGGATGACGAACTACTCCACCATTCAGAAACAGAACGTCTGGCTGTGCAGTTTTATTTTTACGGGCGAGGAACCCTGCACGAAGTCGGTATCCGGGGGCGGTGTAAAAAACCGAGTAGTGGAAATAGAATGTAACACACCGCTTGTGGAAAACGGGAATGTAGTAGTCAACCAAATTAATAACTGCTTTGGGGTGTTAGGCCCTGCCTACATCGAAAAACTTCACCAAAGGCAACTGGCAAAGGCATATAAATGGTTCTTCGAACAATTAATTAAGAAAGACACGACAGAGAAGCAGGCCATGGCCATGTCGCTCATAATGCTGGCGGACGATATCCTGCAAAAGGAGTTCATGCCGGACATGCCCATCCTCACGATTAAAGACGTGGAGCCGTTCCTGTGCAGCAATGCGGAAGTTGATGTGGCGGAACGGGCATACGAAACCACGCTTAACATAATCGCGGAGAACGAGGACAAGTTCGCACAGCTGAACTACGATGCCAAAAGCAATATTATTTGGGGGAAAATAACATCTGAAGGTATTTACTTTAATAAAACAGTTCTCGAAAGGGAGCTAGATAATGTCGGCTTTGACTTTTCTGCGGTAAAGCGGAAGTGGGCCGACCGAGGATACCTGGAAAAAAATACCCAAGGAAGATTAGTATGGTCAGCATCTGCTGGCGGAATTAAGGCTAGTTTTATCAAAATTAAAGAAAAATGTTAGAAATGTTAGAACGATGTTAGAAAAATAGAAAGCTGATAAACCGCACCAAATCGCCCTTTATATATATATTTCTAACATTCTAACATTTCTAACATAAATTAGGTCTCGTATAGAAACTTTAGCTAAGGAAAAATCGCAAGTCGCTTCTTAACGTATATATAAGGGTCTCTCTACGGAAATTTACGTTAGAATGTTAGAAAAACGGCTGGAAACAGCCACTAGAGCCAAAAGCGAGTTCTAACATTTCTCAAACAAAGACCATAAATTCTAACAAAAAGTTGGAAAAAAGGAGAAAAAATGGAAAATTACATGGAATTAACTATGGATTCAGACGTTTTTAGCAACGTGAAAAACAATTTTAATGCCGCAATTCAGGCAATTTGCAAAACGATAACCGAGAAAAATTTAGAGGCAGCGGATATTTCCTTGGCAATGCACATCGATTTTGAGGAATCGGCAGAGGCAGGTGCCCTGACGCCAAAATTTACGCATAAGATAGTATGCACATTCAAGGCGAAATCACAGGTGGATGGCGTTATGTATCCTGCCAAGATGAAGCTGTCGCAGCTTGACGGGGGAGAATTCGTCCTGGTACCGATTGTCGATCCGCAGGGAGGTCTTTTCGATGATGGAACTAAGGCCCTATCAGAGGGAACTGGTAAATAACATACGGAACTCGATATGCTCGGGGCATCACTCAGTCTGTGCAGTGCTGGGATGCGGAGGCGGAAAATCCTGCATCGAGGGAATGATAGCACGTTCGGCAACGGAAAAGAAAAACCAGGTGCTGTTTCTGGTACACCGCAAGGAACTTTGCGACCAGATACGGGATACGTTCACGGCATGCGAAGTGAACTTCGAATACTGTGATATTTATATGGTACAGACAGCCTGTCGCAGAATTTCCAAAATCAAGAAACCGGCAATGATAATCACGGACGAATCGCACCATGCTCTGGCGACAAGTTATCGGCATATATACAGTGCGTTTCCCGATGCGATACTGGTCGGTTTCACGGCAACACCTGCCCGCATGAACGAGGGCGGCCTCGGTGCGGTGTTCGATGACTTAATCGAGTCGGTAAGCACCGAATGGCTTATCGAGAACCACTACCTCGCCCCGTATAAATATTATGGAGTAACGCTGGCGGACACGAGCAGGCTGCATACGAAGAACGGAGACTTCGACAAAGAGGAGGTCGCAGAGCTTATGGACAAGTCGGCCATCTTCGGGAATACGGTGGAAAACTGGAAAACCAGGGCGGAGGGCAAGCAGACCATTGTGTACTGTGCAAATATCAAGACATCCGTTGCCACGGCTGACGAGTTTAAAAAAGCGGGTATTGCCGCCTATCACTTAGACGGAACGACGCCCAAAAAGGAACGTGAGCAGGCAGTCGAGGATTTTAGGCAGGGAAAAATCAAGGTGCTTTGCAACGTGGATTTATTCGGTGAGGGGTTTGACGTACCCGACTGCGAGTGCGTGGTGCTTTTAAGGCCTACGAAATCACTTACCCTGCACATTCAGCAGAGCATGAGGCCCATGCGATATAAACCAAACAAGGTGGCGGTTATCTTAGACCATGTGGGAAATTACACCCGTCATGGGCTGCCGGACGACAAACGGGAATGGAGCCTCGCCGCCAAGAAAAAGAAGGACAAGAACTGCGTCATGGTTAAGCAATGCCCGAAGTGTTTTATGGTCATGAAGTCGGGAACCATGACATGCCCCTATTGCGGATACGAATTTCCCGTTGACGAGAGGAAGGAACGAGAGCTTATAGACGGCATCCTGCTGGAGGAAATTTCCAAGGCACCATACCAAAATTACAAGAAATGCAGGAGCTGGGAGGAACTGGAAGCATTCAGAAAAGGCAAGAAATACAAATTCGGCTGGTCACTGCACAAGGCGTTTGAACTAAATATTCAGATACCGCAGCGGTACAGGTGGTCGGCCTACAAGATGGGACTGGTGTAAATAATGACAGAAACAGATTTAATGCACGAAATTATGCTTGCCGTGTCAAAGCTCGGACACCCGGTGTTCAGGGTTAACGTAGGCAAGGTAAAGACGACTGACGGCAGATGGTTCAATACCGGCTTGCCCAAAGGACACAGTGATTTATATGGAGTCGAAAAAGGCACAGGCAGATGCTTTTATATTGAAGTCAAGGTTTCGCCCAATAAGCCTACCGACGAGCAGGTGCAGTTTTTAACTGCGATGCGGAAGTTCGGTGCGTTAGGGTGTGTTGCTTATAGCGTGAGTGAGGCGCTTCAGATATTCGACTCGAAATCGGTGATGGATGTTTTCGGTGACGTGATACTGGAGGACCCTGCGGCTTTAATGCTGCCCAATGATTCGGATGCCTGGTTCAGACTGCTCGAGAGCTGCTATGTGGAGGACGGAGAGCTTTATAAAATCCTTCATACGATTCGGGCGAAGGGAGCCGTTCTTGAGCCGGACGACGATTTCTGCTATAAAATCGTACCGAAATATGACATCGAGGAGTACAAAACCGATTCTGTCATGCTGCACAGGTACCGTAATTTCATAGTGAAGAAACTAAAGGAGCTCAAAAAATGACGCCAAAGGAACTGAAACAGCTGATCAAGGACACAGTCCTGCAGACAGTCTCTGCCGTACTCGCAAGCAGGCAGTTCGCCAGGCCGCTTAATTATTATAAGATGACCGAGGCAAGGCTCTACGCCTATCCGATACTGAAACACAACGTCGAAATCGTATATCCTGCCGATATTGCCGATTTAAAAAAGGAAAAAACCACAGGACACTCGACTTCCATAGTTATTTTCTCGCCCGGAGGCGGTGGCGAGAAGCTGTCGCCCGAAGAGGCACAGGAACGCAGGATAATGCTGGTCGAGCTTAAGATGCAGACCGACAGGGCTGAAATCATGGAAATCGACAATGCCCTGAACTATATCCAAAGAGAAGGCTATGCCGGTTGTCTTAAAAAGTTTTATATCGAAGGTCAGTCCTTGGAAGATATCGCAAGGGAAGAAGATTTGGCAGCTGTCGAAATGGGACGAATAAAAGCAAGGCTTGTCAAACAAATGTCGATTCGGCTGTACGGGGCATTGGCCTTAGAGAAATAGAGTATACTTGCACACATTCGCTTGATAATATGTGCCTTTAGAGTGATTAATGTAGTAACAAAAAAATGCATCATAAAAGGAGCGAATGAAAATGAAATTAAAAAAAATGCCTTGGAAAGAAGCCTTGAAACAAATCCACAGAATTCAGAAATATCCGACAGGCGGATTTTACGCACAGGTGAGTATAAACCTTGAAACTGAAGATTTGCTTGTAGATGAAGTCGGTCAAAATAGTTGGGTGCATTATGAATTTCCAGAAAAAATTATCAGTGTTTGGACTTTTGCAAAGAATGACAGAGTTAATAAGGACGTCTTGACTGCTTTTGTAAAGCTTGCCATTGATAATTTTAATGACGAATTAAATCAGGACCAATATCACAAGCGTGAAGAACAATGCACAGATATGTTGGCTTGGCCAATGTAAGGAAAGAGAGAATTCATGGGATTGAGATACAAAGGATTCACGGCAGTTCAGTCTGCCGTGAACCATCATGTAATGATTTTCAGAGCAAATAAATTTATGGCAGAGTTCCAGTGCACCAGAAAATTCACGGACGACGAGCTGCGAAATTTAATCGACTGGCACGTGAACCAGGAGTCAAGAGCCAAGGCCAGGAACGCCAATGATATTTATTACGGGGAAAAAATACGCAAGGCAAGGCGTGCTAAACGGATAACAATTATCAAAATGGCAAAAAGCCTGGACTGGAGCCTGTCGCACTACTGCGATATCGAGTGTGGCTACATAACCGCACGCGAAGAAGAAAGAGAGAAAATTAAGAAGGAGCTGGGGCTATGAACCACATGAACGAAGTGGCAAAAATGTTAGGCGTGGAAATGGGAGAAGAGTTTTCACTAAATCTATTTAAAAGAGAAAAAGTAAGTGGATATTATTTTGACAGATTTGGTTTGCAAAGAAAAAACACTTGTTCAACCTATCCAGAAACCTTGGGAGAACTAATACAAGGTACACACGAAA